CTCGTATAAATAATACCAACCTCTGCTAATATTTGTTGTATAGTAGTATGAGTAAAATTATCCAATTCAGATGAAACTGTCATAATATTATCGTCACCATAACATAGTAACTTAACAAATTTAACAAAATCAGCCGAAGAAGCATCAGGATACAAACTATAATAAGCGTATCTAACGTATAACATATTTACCAAATTGTTAATAAATACAGTAAACATATGACCTGATGGATTAACTCCGTGATACTGAAAGAAACAACCTTTTACTTTAACTATTGGAAAACATATTTCAGTTAAAATTCCTCTAACTATAATTAATTGCTTCTCAGAATATCCAGCTCTATTACACATATATAAGATTATAGCACAAGCTGTACTTGTAACTTCGGCTCGCATACCGGCATCAAATGCCTCATAATCTCCATCTATGGTTCGAGAAAAATCCCCAGGAAACTTCAAGCTTAAATGATTACATATCTTCTGCCAATCTACGCCTGTAGCATCTAAACCTACAGCACATTCAAATATTAGAGGATTATTCATCATAACTCTAGCTATTCCTAATAGATACTTCCTAGATAATATAACTCCTGCCATACAATCAGCCTCATAAATACGTAATTTACTCATATTTACACCTTCATATTCCATAAATTTAGCTGGTTCGTCCTTAACTTTTGAAGTTTTAACAAAATAAGCTCTTTCACCTTTTCCTAATGAAGCTTCAAAATCATCAACGATCTTTTCTAATTCAGGATTTAATGTATATTTATATGTATTATCAGGTAATAATTCCATATCAACGTATTTACTCTTTTTTCCATCAAGACCATGACCCGCTCCTGTATTATAATTTAAAGAATTTACTCCATATATACCAGGAACTCCTCCTAGAACTGTATCCATATCATATGGATGTATCATATCTAGATTAATCTGATCACTCAATACTCCATCTACAGAATATTTAATAGAATCCTGTGCTTTATTTAAGATAAACGCTTTTAGATTAGGTTTATTCTCAACCTTAACACGCATATTTCTTTGAAAATGCCACGGACTATTCATCTTATATGGCTTAAATCTATTACTATCCAATTTCATTATTCTCTTAACAGAATCGGCTATGATTTGTTCCTTAACTTGAGATTTAAATGTACTATTAGCATTATGGGGATCACACCCTATAACATCAACCCTGCCTTCAACAAAATTGACTGGGTGTGTAGAAGGTATATCTATTAAATTCCCAAAATTCATATTACCTTGATTAGCATTCATAAATATCATATTATCGTCAAAATCTTTACGGGCATTATCTATATCTTTTTTATACAATGGCGAACATACTGCTAAATTTCCATCTCCTGCTATATGAATACCGTCTATATATTTACCAGTGGAAAAATAAACCATACCACACATACCATTAACGGTAGTAGATTTATTATCATACACATTAGTGCTTAAATTTAATCCTACATCTGGTATACTTACATTGCGCATGAAATCACCTCTAACTAGAGTTTTGCTCATCATCTTATCACTAGGATGATAACCAATCAAAGTAGAAGTAGTACCAATACAAACTGGCCCATCTAATAAAAGGTGTTTTAAATCCTTCATAGACGCAGACCTAGGTACTGCCACTATCATCAGATCTCTTTCAGGTATCCTAAAAATATTACGTGAAGAAATATTAGAATCAAAATCACGACCCACAGTCTCTGTAGGTC